GCTACGGATCAGCTCGTGGGTGGGCTGCAAAAGTTTCGCTGAAGCGATGCCCTAGCGATGGAAGACTGACCTGCAAAAAATGGGTGGACTCGGCTCTTTTGTGCAAAGGGTAGGACATGCTTTGTCATATAAAATATGGGCTAGTTATCTTTGGGATAAAAAAGTATTGCACGCAATAAGTATGCAATGCAGATATTATTCATCAAAGTAGTTTAGCTTAATAATAAAACAACAAACAAAGAAAGGAACAGGCAAGATGAGTGAACTTGGTGGCTTAAAAGCAATTAACATTCGGGGTGGACATTATGTTATGGTGCACACAAAGGTCGCAGCTTTTAGGAAGCTGTTCCCGAATGGAAGGATTGAAAGCGACATTCTAGGAGATCCCAAGGATTGGGTATTTGTTCGCTCTAAGGTTACCCCGAATGTTGAGCACCCAGAGCAGTATTTCATCGGGCACTCTCAGGCCAAGTGGACTGGTAACATCAACGGTGCCGCAGCCCTAGAGAATGCCGAGACAAGTGCTGTTGGCCGTGCCCTCTCTATGATGGGGATCGGAATTGAGGGAGGTATGTGCAGCGCAGAGGAGCTTGAAAAGGCAAAGGCTACTCCAGCTCCATCAAATGTGGTGATGCTCGAGAAGGAAAAACCAGCACAGGTCAACACACCTAGCTTGGCCGACATTACTGAAGACTTTGTTTCTTTTTGCGAGACAAACCAGATCACTGACGCAGATCTTTACAGGTTTGCCAGATCGCTAACCGCCTCCTCATGTAAGAAGTTGGGCATCTCCCATCCAGCCGTACCCCAAAAGGGACATGGAGAAGATTCACCATTTATCGGAGTAGCTGATACTGCGTTACTTGCGGCTATTGTTAAACATTCAAAGTTGGTGCTCGAAAGAATTAGGGGCGAGGTAAAATGAGCAAAGCCCCGAGCAAATTCGGGAAGTGGAAAGTCTCGCCTTTGGGGGATTACGGATACCGTGATGTCATTATCCCAAAAGGGATATGGGATAAAGCAGTTCGTGGTCTGTCTGGTATGGGACGAAAGTCCCTTACTGGATCAAGGGCAACTGCAAAGCAGCCGAAAGCATTCAAGCGATGAAACGGAAGACTGCTGTTAAGGCTCATGTTGAGGATTGCGGCAGAAGAGTTGTCACACTTGATCTAAACGAACCGCACCAGCTCTACAAAAACGAAGGCGGGGACATTCTTCCATCCGTAACTGCAATTCTCGGGAAGCATATTTCAAAGCCCAACCTAGTTCCTTGGGCGCATAGGCTTGGCAAGGACGGCAAGGATCTTGAGATCCACGGAGGCGAGGGCAGGAGAAAGGGGAGCATAACCCACTTTCTTATTCATGGTCACTGCGAGGGTTTTGATTGCGACCTGTCCAAGTGCGACAAGGCAGAGGCGAAAGCTGCCATGAACATGTTTGAAACTTGGAAGAAATGGTGGAAGGAGTCGGCCACAAGGTTGATCAAGGCAGAGACACAGCTATCCAGCGGACGGCTTGGGTACGGCGGCACCATTGATTTAATTGGAAGGGATCAGGAGGGCAGGGTTTTTATTGCCGACTGGAAGACAGGATCACGGCTGCATACGGAGTACCAGATACAGCTATGCGCATATCGTATGCTTTATCACGACCTGCACCCATTCGATGAAGATGTTGAGTATTGCAAGCTGATACGGATCGGCATGGATGGTGACTACGAAGAGCGTGATTTTCACAACTTAACCACTCAGACGGAGGTGTGGAATGCGATCCTGCGCCTCTATTCTGAATACAAAAAACTAGAGGATCGCAGCAAAGGACAGACATGGCCACGGAAACGACTGCAAAAGCAGTCAAGCTGAACCTGTTCGCAAACAAGCGAGCAGCGGAAAACCCCAAGGCACCCAAGTTCGCCAGCCCTCGCAAGAAGGATGGGGAGAAGTGGGTGGATGAGACGGTTGAAATCCCCGCAGGCAAATACAAAGCCGCCTGCTGGGTTCGTGAGGACAAGAACGGCAACAAAATGTTGTCGATCTCCCTTACTGATGTCGAAGGTTCGACAAGCGGTGGCGATATTTTTTAGTCGCACCTAGCTGAGGGAGCCGAGATGCCGATCAATTCCTGCGCAAAGGGCAAGCGTGGTGAAAGAGCGTGGAGGGATTTTCTTCGCTCGATTGGTGTCTCGGCTCGCCGAGGCCGTCAATTTTCTGGATCGCCTGACTCACCAGATGTGGTTTCCGATGACGGCTTCCACTGGGAGGTTAAGTGGGTTGAGAACCTCAACATTCACAAGGCCGTTGAGCAGGCGGTAAGGGACGCTGGCAAGGACAAGCTGCCAGCCGTTGCCTTCAAAAGGAACAACACTGGCTGGACGGTAGCCATGCGTGCTGAGGATTTTTTCAGGGCTGTTCATGGAAAGACCAGCGATTGCTGGCCTTCTTGGCTCAAGGCTCGTGACGAATCATTCCAGAAGCATGCGGATGCTATTGGGAAATGGATTAAATCATGAGCGACTATAACCTTTTTGACTTGGAGTTGGAGAAGTCGGTGCTGGCCACGGCCATTGCAGATCAGGATGTTCATCGTGATGTTTGCGGATGGTCTTCCGACTTGTTTGGAAGCCCTGTCGCAAAGTCAATGCACACGGCCATCTGCAGGCTGAGCGCAAGGGGGGCACCCGCTGACCCTCTTTTGATCCTTGGCGAATTCAAGAACGGCGAGAGACAGATGATGCAAAACTATCTTGCCGACATCATGTCCAAGCCGCTTCTTCCAAACAGAAAACATCTCACCAGCTTTGAGGACAGGCTTGTCGAGATGGCTCGCTTGCGCTCCATGCATCAGGCTGCAGAGGAATCCCTTCACCTGATCAGGGCTGGGCACAAGTCAGCCGAGGTGGGTGCCGCAATGGAGCAGTACTCCAGTTCAACATTCAGCAGGCAAAAGGGCGTTGATATCGGCGATGCGGCCATGTCGATAACCGAAAGGGCTAGGCACCTGATCCGCACTGGATGCGCCTATGCTGGGATTCCGACTGGGTACCCAGAGCTGGATCACTGCATCGGCGGGATGACCAACGGCCATTTGATTTTATTGGCTGGGTTCACAAACATGGGGAAGTCGGCATTTGCAATACAGCTTTGTTATCACGCACTGAAGACTGGGCACCAATGTGGCTACATCTCGATGGAGCTTTCCGCCTCGGACATTGCCGAGCGTCTGATTGCCCTGTCTGGTGAGATCAGCACCGACGAGCTGCGAACCCTCGGCAAGATGACTCCCGAGCAGTTGGAGCGTTTGGACAAGGTGGCCATGAGGATGAAAGAACTTCCGCTGGTTGTGATGGACAGACCGACATGGTCGATGCACGAGGTTCGTGCCGAGGCTCGCAGGCTCAAGCGCAAGGGATGTTCGCTGCTGGTAATTGACCTGCTCGGGAAGGTTCATGTGGACACCAAGAAGCAGGACAGCCGTGCCAGAGAGCTGGAAATGGTTGCGTCCCAGACGAAGTCGTTGGCCAAGGAACTGGACATGCCAATCCTTGGCTGCGTCCAGCTAAATAGACAGAGCGTATACGAGGCTCAGGCCGAACTGCACCACCTCAAGGACTCCAATGGTCTGGCCGAGAACGCCGACGAGGTTCTCATTCTTGATCGGAGGAACCCGAAGCTGAATGACTGCAGGCTTTTCGTGAAGGTTCGCAAGTCCCGCAGGGGATCAAACAGTGCAGACATCCCATTCAAGTTCGATCCGAAGCATCAGTCCTTTAAGTACGAAGCTCCAGAGGCGTTGTGAATATAACTGTTAGCGTAGCAAAAATTGGTAAAAGGTATCATTTGACTACCAAGAGCTGGCTGCATGAATGTCCTCTCGGCGGAAGATGGATAATGGGTGGCAAAGTCCCAGAGCTGGGATGGGAACATGACTCAAAGTCGGATGCCGAGAAAGCGAGGGAGCAGTGGCAGTCTTATATTCAAGAACGGCAGACCGACAAAAAAAAATCATCTCGTCGAAGGGCAGCGAAGTGACGACATTCTCAGATCCAACCAAGCGCAGTCTGGAGGTAGGACTTCAGCAGGCAACAGAATGCAATGAGCGTCTGTGGCTTCACAACCGAAGAATGCATGACGCACTTCAGAAGGTGGCTGAGTGGCTTGATGGCATCGGGGACAAGCCAGACTGGGAGGCTAGGGTTCGGGCAAGCCTTGAGGACAACAAGCCGTGAACTGCATGTCCGACTACTGCAATCTTCATGTGAATGGGAAAGTCATACCGCCAAGCAAATGGTCGATAAGATGGGAGGATGATGGTGATTTTATTGGGTACTATTTTGATGGAAGTCGTGAATACGGAATTCAGTCGTCCGAAATTGAGATCCATGACCCAGCCTACGGAAGGGTATTCCCAAAATGATTTTACAGTTGAACCCAGAGATATGGATGATGACCCCAAGGGGTGAGGGTATGGCGTTCCTCGTTACAGATTACGGACTCGATCACAACAAAGTCTTCACGGTTCTTTTGCAGTCTGGTGATGTCCTTGATTTCGACATGAAAGACTGTCGTCGATGCGAGAATGCAACCTACGGACTTGTGAAATTTCCAGAACCACCAGCACCCCACTATCCATGACAATATCAGGATCAATTCAGCCCAGACTTGAGATAGTCAGGAGAACGCCAAACTCGGAGATGCTGGCGAGGATTGCTTACGACAATGTCCTGTCGGTGATGGGAAAGAATCTTGCCAATGGGAAGCATGAGGATGGTGGGTGGAACGAGGGTGCCGAGGCCAGCCCTAAGTGGCACCTGCACCGTGTGGTACGCCATTGCGTACAGGCCATGATGCTGATGGATGGGGTGGAGCCGAAGGACAGGGAGACGATTGAGATCCATGTAAGGCATGCGCTCGCAAGGTCAACCCTTGCGCTGGCTCAGGTAACTGGAGCAGCGACATGAGCTGCAGAAACTCGTCTTGCAAAAACAGCTTGCAATGCCAAGGAGGCGAAGTAGGTGTGTCAGTGGAAGCGGTGCATAGCGGGTCGGGAGATCCGACCACAGGTAAAAGTGTCTGTTCCTCAGCGTCGAATTACCTTGTTCAACACACCGCTTCCGCTTTTTTAGCGCATCATCCAACTGCTAAGCAGGACATTACATCTGCCGTATGCATCCCAGATGTATTCACTCCAACAGAATGCATGACAATTATTTGCGAGGCACAGGCTGTCGGCATGGAGAGAGCAAAGATCCTACGAGATGGTAAATCAATTAAGAGTTATGGGAGGACATGCTCGGCGGTGTGGCTCCCGAGGAAGGTCGGCAGGGAATGGATGTATCAGCGTGTGGTCAATGCCTCCCTAGATGTTAACGATCAAAATTACAGGTTTCAACTGGACGACATACAGTCTCTTCAGGTTTTGGAATACAGAATGTTCCAGCGTTTTTATTGGCACTACGACACATTCATCGATAGCAGGAGAAAGCTGACGGCTGTCTTCAATTTGTCAGACCCAAGGGATTATGTCGGAGGTGGCCTGAGGATTATCGGGACGATCTATAATAAGTGGTGGCTTCGCCAGCGTGGTGCTGGCGTTTGGTTCCCCAGCTTTGTACGCCATTCCGCCAAGGCTCCGCTATGGGGAAGGCGGTGGGTTCTGGTTGCTTGGCTCCTTGGAGAGGAATTCAAATGACCCATCGCATCATTGAGATGAGCGTCAAAAACAGGGAGTGGCTTAGGCACATTGCTCCCGAGGCAATTCTAGTTGATGGTTTTGACGATTGCATCATTGGGGTTGGACACCGTGGGGGTGGTGGTGGTTCTGTAATTGTTTACGACAGGGAACAAATTATCACAAAGCTGGTCGAGAGGGACGGCTTGGAATACGACGAGGCCGAGGATCATTTTGATTACAACATAGCAGGCACATATCTGGGTGACAGAACACCGATCTTTGCCGATACGGATTGGAAAAAATAATGGACGGCTCGGTCGTTGTTCGGCTTGAGCGTTATGAAATGGAGCTGGCCAGCTTGGTCGGCAAGGCGAGAAACCTTTCAGCAATCGTGAGGCAGTCCAAGGATGTTTACCCATGCGACTCCCAGAGCGCATGGGGTCAGCATATTGATGGTGCTGGTGCCGAGCTGGCGTTTGCAAAGTTTATCGGACTGTATTGGGATGGCTCCGTAGATACCTACAGGAGCGGAAGCGGAGACCTTCCGTATACCCAGATCGATGTGAAGCACTCGAGGGATGGGAAGTGGAAGGTGAAAGAAAGGGACAGGGGGGAATTGGTTTTGGTAAGGGGCACGATGCCCGAGTATGTGATCGAGGCGTATTGCAACGCAGATAATATAAAGAAATACAAACCTGCCTACTGCGATCCGACAAAGCTGTGGCTCATACCAGACGACGAGATGCGCAGGGATTTCTCTGTGCTCCGTAAAAAAATCTGGCGCAGGGCATTCGAGGCAAGGGAGGGATTGAACCAGCCCAAGCCCGAGAGTCCTAGCGTGTCACATAACTATATTTAGCTAGGACATTCGCAGCCTCACGAGAGGCGGACGAAAGCAGGATCAGGCAAAGGGAGGCAACCAGCCCGATGCAGATGCCAATGGCTATCAGCGTCCTGCACCTGATCTCGTTGTCCCGCCTGTCCACCGACAATGTGATGTTCCTCAGCATGTTTTTGTTACCTCCTTTCATCTGTCCTGAATCATCGGAATCTCGAACCGTGTGTTGAATCGGGACTCCAGCCACTCGTCGATTGCGATGAGCGACTCGATGATTTCGGTTTTTTCTTTTGTGCCAGTGGCCTTCGCCATCACCTCGGTCTTTCCGCACCTCGCCATGTGCCTAAGCCATTGCCACTGGCTAAGGCGTGGGCATGAGCGGTTGGACTCACGGTGTGATGGTCTGGCCTTGATCCTTCTGGTCACGATGTTGCTGGCCGACCAAGGGGAAGAGGCGTTCTTCATTTGCCAACCTCCTGCGAAAGCCACCTGTCGATGGCCTCCCGCACGATACTGGCAATCGAGCGACTGCCGTTTTCCCTTGCATATTTCATCAGCCTCGCCATCAGATCGTCACCCAAGCTGATCGATATCCTCATGGCATCTCCTCTGGGATTTCCTCGAGGGCATCCCGCACAGCCTCCTCGGCTGTGGATTGAGCGTGTTCCACGAGTTCGTCGTCGTTCCCGATGACTCCCTCGTCACGCAGTTTCTCGACGATGCGTGAGGCAATCGCCTCGATGGTTTCGCTGTCGTCGATGACCTGTCTTATTGTCATGATCTTGACTCCTCCCGACTGCCAAGCAGTTGCCTCGCTGCCTTGAAAAGCTGGATGAGTTTCCAGCATTCCTTGCCCCGCAACTTCTCATCATGGATCGTGAACTGCAGGTTGAGATTGCAGTCGATGTGCGATGCGTTGTTGCCGTGCACGGCCAGCGTGACAGCCACCTTTCCGTTCTTCTTGGTTACCGTGCGGGTTGGCCAACTGCCCCTCTGGCAGTCCTCGTAGGAGCGTAGGTCACCCTCACGAAATGGATCGATGTTGTAGATGAGCTGACTGTCGTCCGACTGGGCGGGGATCTTTTTCTGCACGCCAGCAAGGCGGTACAGTGCCTTGACCGTGGCACGGTTCCTCCTGCGTTGTACGGAATAGTACTCCCTGTCCGCCTCGTACTGCTTGAGCAGTTTCTGTCCGAGGAGTTTCAGCTCGACGATGAGCGATGCCACATAGGGAATCGACTCGGCGTTGAATCTCCACTTGGTTGGCAGGTTGTGCTTCTGCCCGATGATGTCTCCCCATACGGCGTAAACGCATGGAGCCTCACCACGGTGACAGGTCAGCGTAACCCTGAACTGATTATCAGACGGCAGGGTGATGCTGTACTTGTCTTTGTACTCGTCGGACTTTTCGCTGATGTAGTCACGAACCCTCCACAACTGCTCGCTGAGTGCAGAGCTATTCCACCCTCGGAGCCTTGTCGCCTTGCCCAGCTCGGGGATTTGCCCAGCCAGTTTCAGCGTCACGCCATTCTTCAGGATGCGCTCGGCCACATCCCTCGGCAGGCGTTTGAACAGGTTCTGTCTTGTGATCCACAGCTCATTGCCCTGCGGTGCTCTTTGTCTTTTGATGCTCATCGTCTGTCCCTCCTTGGTTTTTTACCCTCACGAATGAAGGTGATTGTGTTGACCTTCTCGTACCCACGCCTGACCAGCTCCTGCTCGGCGAGCCTGAGCCTGTCCTGCGTGTCGAATGGAATCCCAGACTTGGACAGGAAATAAAAATCCCACCAAAGCCCAAGAGTCTCATCAATCAGTTGCTGAGTTGGCAGCTTGGCGAAGTCCCGAATGATGCGGTTGACCCGCTCGATGGCGGTCTCGCCCTTCGGCCTTTGCTGGCTGGCAATCTCAGCCCTGAATTCCCTCGGCGTTATCGTTGTCGATTTGTTTGTAGGCATTGTGTCTGCTCCTTCCCGAGAGGGAGCCAAGGCCGTGAAGCCCCAGCTCCCTCGTCGATTTGTTTCACACCCCGAGGGGTATGTTCACCCGCTCGCCATAGGGAGGGGTGATGTTGGTTGTGTTGCCGTGAATCGCCCAAACCGTTGGGCAAATTTCACGACCCCAGTTGGATGTCTCTCCATCGGTGATGAAGAGGTGAACCTTCACCTCGTGGCCGTCCGAGACCAGCGACTCCAGCTTTTCGCTGGCATCGTCGAAGTCGGTGCCACCACCGCCACGCAATTTCGGCAGCGGGTCGCCGTCGAGATATTCCTCGAAGCCGTAGTGCTGAGTGTCGCACGATCCGATGAAGACTTTCGCCCTCAGCGTCTGGGCACACTCGGCAACCTCGGCGATGGCCTGACGGTACCGCTCCTCGCAAATGGAACCCGAGGTGTCCACCGTCACGGCAATGACCCCAGCTCCCTCGGCGCAAAGGCTCGGGAGAATGAAGTCACGGTGACGGCGGGACGGCCTGCGCCAGCTCCAGTCGTCGGTGGTGCGCTCAGTCAGGTGACGGCGTAGCTCGTCCCGCCAGTTGACCAGCGGTTTGCGAGCCTCGCCCAGCAGTCGAGCCAGCCCAGCGGGGAGTGACCCAGCCAGTCGAGCAGTCGCCTCGGCGGTGGCCACGGTGCTGTCGATTTTGTCCGACAACTCCTGAGCCTGAGCCTCGGTGAGCTGATTGCCCGAGCCGTCCTTGGGGTCTTCAATATCCCCCCAGCCAGTCGATTGCTCGTCGCCCTGCTGGTCGCCAGACTGACCGCCAGATTGTTGGCCGTCCTGATCTCCAGACTGGTCTCCAGCCTGATCTCCAGAACTGCCTTCATCGTCGGACTCATCGCTGTCGCCATCGCCAGAGCCAGACTCGTCAGACTTCTCGTCGGACTCGTCGTCTCCACCAGAGCCAGAGCCAGAGTTTTCCTGATCGTCCTGCTGGTTCTGATCCTGCTGTTGCTGTTGCTCCTGCTTCTGCTCCTCCTGCTTCTTCGAGAGAATCTCGTAGATTTGGAAGGCGGACAGGTCACGGTACTTCTCGTCGAGCAGACCACCCTCGGGGAGATAGTACCCGCCGTCCTTGCAGATGAGGTTGATGGCGTAGTCACATGCCTGATTCCACCGTGATGGGTCACGGTGCCCACGCACCAGAGGGTGCTTGAGGATCACATGAAGAACCTCGTGCACAATGAGACCAACGACCTGCCTGACCTCCAGCTTCTCGAGGAAGCTGGGGGCAAAGCGGATGCGGGTGCCATCGGTGCACGCCGTCTTCGCAGACTCGTCGAGGATGCTCGGCAAAGTCAGCGCAACCGTCCCGAAGAACGGTGCGTTGAGCACGAGCCAAGTCCTCGCCCGAGAAAGTTTTTCCTCGGGAGTAATTTGTTTCTTGTTCATCGCTGAACCTCCATGACTGCTTCGCAGTCGGTTAAGAGTTTACCGCCAGCACCTGACCACGGTTGATGACCCACTCGTTGTAGGCATCGCTCGAGGTCTCGAGTTTCGGATTCACCCGAGTCGCCGTCTTGGTGGCGAATGCCTCGAACTCAGCCCCGAGGCGGGGAATGTAGGTGAAGAACGCCTTCGCATTCTTCTCGTTCTTCAGCCGAGCGGTGAGCGCACCGACCAAAGCCCAGCGCACCTCGGGTTTCGAGGGAACCGTGGCCTTGGCGGGATTCGCCAGCACCTCGTCGGGCAATGTCGCCAGCCCCTCGTACACGGTCAGGAAGCCGTGCAGGTCGAGGCCAGCCGTGCCCAGAGCACCGCTGAGCCAAGAGGGAGAGGTGAGTCCAGCCTTGACGACCTTGTCCACCGCCTCCCACGAGCGGGGGCAAGCCACTTTCTTGGCGAAGTCCGCAGTGGGTTCCTCGCTGAAGCGGTCAGGTCGGAACTGCAGGAAGCTGAGAATCTGCGGAGAGATTCCAGCACCAGCAGCCCAGCCCAGCCAGTGGTCGAGATCGGGGACGACCTCGAGCGTGGCATCGAACCGCCCGATGAGCGGGGAGATGAGCCAGCTCACGCCAGCACGGTCAGTGCGTGCGTTGGTCGCACCCACGAACTGCACGCAATCGGGGATGCGTTTTCCTTCGACCTCTCTCGCCCAGATGATGTGTTGCAGACCCTTCTGCACCGCCTCACTCGCTTGCCCGAGATCGTCGAGGAAGCAGAGCGTGGGCACCTTCGCATTCAGCAACCTGCGGAGCAGGCCGATGGGGTCGAAGGTTGCCTGACCGTTGAGGACGACAGGGAGACCCTTGTAGTCCGTAGGATCGGAGCAGGCGGGAGTGTCCACGATCACGGTGGGATCACCGCCGATTTCCTCGGCCACCCGCTTCCAAGCGGACTGCACGAGGGCGGTTTTCCCAACGCCAGCTCGCCCGATGAGGAGCGTGCTGATCTTGTTTTTGAAGGCGAGGTACAAATCCTCGGCCAACTTTCCGACTTTCACTGAGTTAATGATGTTGTTGTTCATTGTGTCTGTTCTCTCTTTCTGTTTTTGTTTTTGTTTTTGTTTGGTGCACCCAGTCATTCGACAGGGATCATGGGAGCGCACCGACAGGCGATGCGCTCCTGATGATCACTGCTAAGCAGATGCCCCGAGCGTCGAGCGAAGGGACTCGAGCGTCGAGAGCACCGACTTCGATGCGCTGACGGCCTGCGCACGAGTGGTCTTGTCGTTCCGCAGAACCTCGGGGTCGTTGAAGACCGCCAAGGTTTTGCGTGCATTCGCCAAGGCCGTGGCAATTTCCGCATTGCCAGTGAAGTTGAGACACTCGGCCTCATCGATCACATCGGCCACCGAGTGGACGGTGCTGTCCCGAAAGACAGCGTCCGACTTGGCGAGCACCTGACCGAACTTTCCGACGACCTCGGCCACCCGCTCGAGGAGCGAGGCGTGGCAGTCGGCCAGCCGTGCGCTGACCGCCTGCTTCGCCCGAGCCTGCAGGGCGGGATCGTTCAGGTCGGTTTCCCGAGGGAACGAGAACTGGTCAAAAGCAACCGAGAATTTCTGGCGGAAACTCTCGGAGGTTTTCGGGTACTCGCTCGGGTTGAAGAGACCGTTGAGGCGAAGCTCGGCCTCGCATTTGATCTCGTGGTACTTCGCCGCCAGCTCGTCCGCCAGCTCGTTGAACTCGGCCACCAACTTGTCGTGGATGGCGATGAACGACTGGTAGGACGAGATTGGGAGAACCCTCTGCTCGCCGTGCCAAGGGAGAGTGAACTTGTAAAAGTTCTCCCGAATCCTCGAGGCCACCTGATTGATGGCCTTGAGGTAGTCGGGACGGATCAGTGCCTTGACGAACCGTCCGCCCTGTCCCGAGTTGATCTTGTGGTTCTCCTCGACCTCGGCGGGGGCCTTCCGATCCTGCCGTCCCCCGATGAAGCGGGAGATGGACAAGTCAGCGAGCCGTGCGTGGCCGTTGAGTTTGTCGTGGGTGATGTGTGTGTTCATGTCTGCTCCTTCTGCCAGCAATCGCTGGCGGTTTTTGTTTTTGTTGTCTGCACCCCGCTTTGGCAGGGATCACTGCAACCCTCGGGGCATTCCCTCCCGAGGGCTGAGGGTGATCACTGCAAGTCGCTCACCCATGCGAATGGATAAAAAAATCCATTCACATGCAATGCCCAGACCCGCTCGTCCTCGATGAAGCGAGTGGAGTAGGCACTCTCCCAAACAGGTTTTGGAAGACTTTGTATGTCCATGCTGTTCCTCCTTTTTATTTTAGTGTTTTGCCAACCGAGGGGTGACCGTGAACCCTGTCGATCACGGCTCGGATGACGGCACCGTTGATCGCCTCGAGGAAGTCACCACTGATTCTCGTGAACTTTCCGCCCCGCCGTTCTTTCGATTGGTGGAGAGCGTATTTCTTCACGGCTGCTTTGTTGATCAGCACGCTCATGATTTTGAATCTCCCCGTGAACTCCAGACATCATTCCCATCCTTCTCGACCTCACGAAGAATGTTCTTCGCATGGGAGAGAGGGAGGAGATTGATGATCCAGTCCCACAGCTCGTGGGTTTTGAACGCCTCGAGATTCTGCCAGAAAAGCTCCTGCCGTTCTGGGGGCAACGCCTCGAGCCATTGCCTCGTCGTCGTGCGGGTCTTCGACCTGTACTTCGACTTCAGGTTTCTGATTTTTATGTCAGTTACTGATGCGGTCATGTGTCTGTACCTCCATGTTTAGTTTTTGTTTTCAGAATCCAGCACACGGTGCCGAACTCATGACTGCACCCCGAGCCGACATAGGCCGAGGTGCAGTGTATGAATTCAGTTTTTGTTATTTGATCAGCCGACCTGACTTGCTCCCGCTAGTCGCAGGTCGCCCCGAGTGATCGCTCGGGGGAGACTCAGTTTTTCCAAGAGTGGCAGTGCGCTCCGAACTCGCCCCGCATCCCTGCGGGAGTCATCCAGCTTGCTCGTTGACGATTTGAACCTCGAAAACTTTCAGGTCACCCGATCATAAAAGATCGCCTGTACCTTACTCGCCCTCGGGATCGTCGGGAGGTTCTCCGATATGTGGGGAGAATTCTCCTCGAGGAAATCACTGCCAAGCGTCGAATCTCTTTAGTGTCACCGCAGTCGAATCAATGAACTAAGGGTATGTTGCACCATTTTGGTGAAGCCGTCAACTGCTTTGCAGTCACACCGTAGATAATATGACACTAGCAGGGGATCGCCACCAGATGCCGAAAAAATCGCTCTAGGATGGCCTATAAAGCGTTTTGAT